ATTTTTAATTTTAGAAACAAATTTAATCACAAAAACGAAATATGCGATATTTTAAATCGAATTGTAATAAAATATCGCACACTCACAGTGTTTTATAATTAATCGGTGGCATCCAATTCATAGTTGGCTGTCAGTACTCCGTTTCAATTTCATCAAACGTCTTTAAAAGCAATTCTAATCTGCCCTATTCCAGTGGTTTGTTTTCAATGGTTAAAATTTCTTCCAGGTTGTTAACCAAAGCCTGATGTTCCGGCCTGATTACGTTCATGTACAGGTACAGCGTTGACCCATCTGCATTTGGTTCAATTGGCAATTTGTTTATCCACATGTGGACGCCAATAGCAGGATAATCATATAATAACGCCGAAGGCGCAATAATTCGTTTAGAATATTCAGGATGATGCCACCCGGCCATTGCCGCATCGTAATCAATTTCTGACTGCGTTTTATTGATAACAGGATAGGTAAATACAAGATTAGCGGTATCGAAGAAAATTGAACCTAATTTATGTGTTTCCGGGTTAAAAACAGGTTCTACAACATCAAAAAAACCAACACTTTGAAGTAAGGCAACATCAGCCATTTGAAAATTTAGAATATTTTTGAATGAAGAAGGCAATTGATAAAATATTTCAATTTGACCAGTCTTTTAATCGGCGGACGCCAATTCATAGTTGAATGCCAATTCATCCGTTTATGAAACCATTTTATTCAATACCACCACCGCTTGGAAAACTATATCCCACATTGTCAGTATGAAGTTTATTGAAAGTGAACGATATGTAGTTTGTACCAGTAGTGGATGCGCCTGACACCCATACTTCACCAGTAGAACTACTAATTCTTAAAATGCTGAGAACCCCATTTGCATAAAAATATCCAACCATATCAGCAGCAGGACGGGATGCTGTCGGAAGTGTGCATAATTTACCGGAAACCCCAACTGCAGTGAAGGCAGCAATAATCATTACATCTCCAAAAATGTTTTTACTAACTTGCACATAGTCATAAGCAGTAACGGGTGCGAAACCCGCCAAACCTGAATCATATGCATGCCCACTTATCGTGTTTAAACTCATTGCTGAAATGATAACATCCCTGGTTTGATCGTCAGTAATGTCGTCCAATCGTTCACTGGTGGTTATTGGAATACCATCCTCTGGCATCGTTAAAGCATACCCAACTTCATATTGTCGCAAAATATAGCAGTTGTAAGAGCTTTCGTTTGCAAAAGTTCTTTGTTCTGACGCTGTAAAATCCTCTATTATGTAAGGAATGTATGCTGCATGGTATGAACCTGAATAGGCAGGAACATAAAACAACTCCTGGCCATCCCAATAATAACCCTCCGTAACAGTAATCTCTGACCCTTCTATTGTTACCTGAAGGCCGCTAATGATACATCCCGGCACCCCTCTAAGCCCGTCAATAATAGCTTTAAAAGCCCCCTGATAAATATCGTGTATGTATCTGAAATCGCTTAATTCTAAAGGCATTCCGCCTGACTGTTCTGTTAGTCTGTTCATTATTCGCTGATTTTATTAATTATAAAATTTTTGCCTGGTAGTTTAAATTTACTAACTATTGCCGCAATTTGTGCTATTTCAACTTCGTCATCAAAACTATCGGGAACCCTTACCACAAAGGATGCCTGATCTTCATCATTCCAAACATACGAATCGGCTTGATCTAAATAAAATTCGCTGCCGGCTGGCGAGGGCTGTGCTGCTGTAAACAACCACGGCCCCAAAAGCTCCCCGTCCACTATTTCGATGTCTTCGGTCTCGAATTTATCCTTTAAATATTTTTCGAGCATCGTTACCTGTGGTGTTAGGTAAGCCTGTCGGATTGCTTCTGTACGGTACAATTTCAGTAAATCAAACACATTGCTGATGTGACATACAAAAGTTTTTATCCAGTGTATGTATTTGGCTTTTCGCTTCCGGTGAGGGATAGCTAACAAAAGCGTGTTATCCAGTTGTGACTCCCACATTTATATTATCGATATAGTTATAAACACTATCCACGTCAATTACAAAGTAACCCGCTGCGGGTATTACCATCATGTCAACCGACGTATAATTTCCCCCCGCCGGTTTGTGCAATGCGCTGTTTAGCTTCACATCAATTACACCCTCGGCTGCCTGAATGGCATCTACCAGCTTCGACAGCCTGAGTATCCCGTCAAATTCAAGACTTTTACAAAAAGCATCTAATGCGTTTTCAATAGGATAAACGGAGGTGTCGCGTATCAATTGATTCAAACTGTTGAGAACAAGCCGGTCGCGTACTATTGTAATATTAATTTTTAAATAATCGGGCGACAGGCTTACAATGTCAATCATTACCCCTGCATCTTTCCATCTGCTCCAAAATTCAGTAAACCTGCTTAACTCATCACCGCTCAATGCTGCTATTTCAGATGCTCCCTGTGCTTTAGCCACTTTCAATACAACAGTGTTACCAACTTCGCTGGCTGCTGCATACTTAATTATTTGATGGTCTAATTCTACAGGATTGTACTCATAATAATTGCCATTCCATTCCATCTCATCGCCATCCTGATATTTTTTACTTTCTTCGGCATACCATCGCAGTGTGTGTGGAGCTTTGGTAGCCAGAATGGTATTTACTTCCGATTTGTGCACATCAAACAACGATTCGATTATCCAACTGCCAAAGGCCATAATCCATAACCATAAACGCCATGTTGCCACTTTTGAACCTGAATTAATATCAGCCAAAAGCAAACTCGAATTGTCCAACGTGCCATTCTCTGATTGAACCCATTGGTCGAGTTCGGCAAAACTTGCTTTTTCGGTTGCCAGAATATCGTAAATCTCAGATATTGTTCGCATAGCTGTATTTTATGTTTTGAATTGAATTATTAACAGTGATTAATGGCCTGAACATTAATTTAACATATTCGCCCTCGGCAAACGATATGGTGTAAGTATTAACGGTGCCTGCTGCCAGGTTTTGGGTCGAACCGGCTACAATTGCCCATGTAACCCCATCCCATGATGTGTACATGCTAAATTCAATAGTGTTTACAAAAGTGGATGAGCCCGTAGTAATTTCAACATCGCAATACCCCGACAACCCACTTACCAATATTGAATCGGAATATTTAGTCCCGTCTATTACAATATTCACATCCTGGTTAACCGATGCCACTTTCGCTTCATTAGCCGAAACCGGCACAATCAGCTTCTTTTTATAGTACTCTGCAATTTTTGGCTTTAATGGGGCATCGGGCAAATACAGCACGGTTCCTGTGGCAATGGCTTCGTCCATCTCAATACCAGTGTTCATGGTAAGGATGTTAATGACGCCTTCGATGCTGCCCATTTCCTGTATGGCAATATCAAATACCGTTTGGCCGCGCTGTGCTGTTACCTTTCTCATTTGTATTGTGCATTTATGTTAAGCCCTTCCGGAGTAGCCTTAATAAGGTTTACTTCCATGCCGTCTTTAAGGAATTGGTCTTTAATTTCACGAATCATATCGCTGGGGTCTTCGCTGTTCAGAAATTCGTAAATACCCACGCCAACGGTAGGGCTTTCCTTGTATTCGCCTTTGCAGGCATCCAATAGGTCTTTCTGGTGCTGTAGTGTGGCATCGCCAACGGCAAAGTCGCCACCCATGCAAAGCACATCGCCAAATTCGTGCATTAATATGTCGTTTGTTTGTGCCATGTTATCAACTTATTGTCCCCGTTCCAGTCGCCGTTGTAAAACCTGTTTGTGCTGTTGCGCTTCCGGTTGTAGCCACTGGTATTCCAACTGCTACAGTTACCGTTCCTGTTTTTACATAAGTATCAATCAGGTTGCTGAGGCCATCAGCAAAATCATCATACGACCCTTCTGTTTGCACCAGAGTTTCCAACAGTGTTTTTATTCCCGATTTAAGTGCTGCTTTTTGTAATGCCATTTTACCCTCTACTCTCTGCGCTCTACTCTCTGCGCTCTGCGCTCTGCGCTCTGCTCTCTGCGCTCTGCGCTTTAAACCTATTTTAAAATCTTTTTAAAGTCCGTTTCAAACTGTGTTACCAATTGAATGGTGGGAGGAAGTGGAGTGCCTGACGGCCCCGCCGGTGTGCTTACGGTGAGCGTTTTTAATATGTTCACCATTTCGGTAAATAGGTCAATAAGGCTCACCTGGTCGTTTTTAATCTGCACGGTTCCTGCCTCGCTGTCAATCGAAATATTTACTTTGTTCACAATGTCGATTACTTTGCTTTGCGCATCAATGGTTATTTGCAGGTTGCCATTGGTGTATTTATTTTTTCGGTATCAATGGTAAGTTGCAGGTCGCCATGTTTGTAGCTGATTATTTCGGGGTCGTCACATTTAACCACCATCATGTCGTTCATGGTACCAGGGTTTGCAACCAGAACCACTTTCGAACCTACAGTTGGAATTACCAGCAGTTTATCTTCGGCACCATCATCGGTGGCTTTTAGCCTAACATCGGTAAGCTCCAGGTCGCCAACGGTAACGGTGCACGTGTCGCCGGTTATCTCTTTTACAACGGCATAACTGAACACTTCGCCTTTGGGCTTGTTCATGCTTTTGAAATGCTCCGCTACTTTTGCAATCTTATCCATTATGCCAATTTCCTCCCCAATTGTACTTTGCGCACTATGCCACTTTCGCCTGCCGAGGTTGTTACCGCAGTAACGTAATATGTCCCTTCTTTGTCGGTATAGTCGGCATCTTTAATTTTTGCTGAATAGCCAGGATGAACCACCGGAATGTGCCAGGCTGTAATGCTTCCCTCAAAACCTGTAAAAACCAGATATTTCAATTCTTCTTCGCCACGCTTGCGCAGGGTTGCCTCATCGGTTACACCGTTAATTTTAACACATCGTTTTTCGCCTCCGGTAGTTCCAACAGTCACCATTACCCGCTGTCCGTCTTTTCCAAATCCCTCTACTTCTACCTGTACTCTCCGGTCTTCCTCCTTTTTGTAAACCAAATCGCTTTTTTCGATGTTTACGGCAAAATCGTAGCTGGCATCGCCAAACTTCTCAAGGTATGCCGGATGGAAGTGTATCACCTGTCCTTTGGCGTATATGTTGCCTTTAGATTCTTCCTGCAATTTTTTAAACACATCGTATCCCATTGCCTTGCTTATTACGAATTTATCATACTTCATTTCGTAATCACACTCAAGGCTAAGTTTGTTTTTGGCTGTCTGATTGATTTCTGAAATCAGGTAGGCTGCCACATCTTTGCTGGTGCAGTTTTTCATCTCCACATCCTTAACCGGCACGCGGGTTTGAAAAATACCATCTTCACAGGTGAGCTTTATAGAGCCGTCATCGGTGGCGATAGATTCCAGGTAGCCTTCAAACTCAGTTACCAACTCGTCATCGTAGCCAAGTTGGATAAGCACGGTGTCGCCACGTTTAATTTTACTTTCAATTTTCAGAGTTTCGTTAATGGCAGCGCCTGGCAAAACTATGGTAGCAGTATCGGCCAACAGGTCAACCGATTCGTGTATTTCTACCGAATCCAGCAGCATTAGCTTGTAGCTCCCTATTTTGATATGCCAGTTAATATTTACCATTTTCTTTTTTTTCGCTCTGCTCTCTGCGCTTTGCGCTTTGCTCTTACTCTTCCACCAACAAATCTATTATGTCATCCGAAACTGCTTTTATCGAAAACGCCTGAGCATTTTCGCCTTTTGTAAATGGGAAATCGAAACTCTCGATAACCATCCTGGTAATGTCGAAATGCCCTAACAGGTCGCACTTAACCTCGATGGCTTCTTTGGCTTCGCAGAATGATTTTAAACGGCGAACAGCCTCTTCTGGATATACCGATTCGTCATCGTGGTTTATTATGCTGCCCGCAATGGTTATGGAATAGTCGTCCTGGCTCCAGCGCTCTTTAATGGTGCCACGTCCTTTGCTTTTGGCCACGGTACGTTTTGCAACCACGTTGCCTCCGCTCACCGTAATACTTGGCTCGTCGGGAAATACCCACCAATCGCCCGATTCGAGCCTGATGCTTACCGGAATAACCATTGGCAACCCAAGCGCATTGCTTTTGGCTGTGTTAAAAATAGTGCCCGGAGGCGTTGTATATTTAAATGGCGTGTACATATTTCACTTTTCACTCTTCACTCTTCACTCTTCACTTTTCACTTTTCACTCTTCACTCTTCACTCTTCACTCTTCACTCTTCACTTTTCACTTTTCACTCTTCACTGCCTTACGCATTCGCCTGTGCCATACTCAGCACCCTGTTTAATTCGTCCAGAACAATATCGCGCAAATCCTCGGCAGTTTCTTTTATGTTGGCGGTAGTTACCGTAAAGGTTTCTACCATGTTGCCAATAGTAATGTTAAAAACATTGCTTTTGGTTCCACCGGTGGCAATGGCTTCGGTGGTGGCTTTTGTTTTATCTGTTTTTTTAGGCTTTACTTCGGGTGTTTTAATCCCTGGTATTTCGGGAGCTTTGATGCCTTGAATTTCTGGTGCTTCAATCCCTGGTATTTCGGGAGCTTTGATGCCTTGAATTTCTGGTGCTTCAATCCCTGATATTTCGGGAGCTTTGATGCCTGGTATTTCGGGAGCTTTAATCCCTGATATTTCGGGAACTTTGATGCTTAATACATTATCATCTATTTTTTCAAAAGCATTAAATCCACCGTACATGGGGGCATTGGGAGCCATCGGCAATACCTTATTTTTAACCTCGAGACCCAGGTTTTCCCTAATCTCCCTTATAAAATCAGCGCCCTTACCAGCAAGCGATCCTAAACCAGGAATATTAGATAACAATTCTAACAACTGCTGCACCGGGTATAGTATCGCATCCAGCAACACCACCCCAATTCTTTTAATTCCGGCTAATATTCCTCCATCTTTAAAAGCGCTTACAATACTATCCCAATGCTTTTTAAACGACATAATTACATTTATGAGCAATCCAAACGGCCCCATCAGCAGAGTCAGTGCCGCTCCCCATTTATCATACTTTACAATAATTGCTGTTACAAGCCCAATCAACGCCGCAATAGCGAGTATTGTCAGTCCAATTGGGTTAGCATCCATTGCAATATTAAGCAGCCACTGCGCTCCAGTCCACAAGGCTGTTTTTGCAGCAATTACGCCCGCCCAGAATGCAACCAGTTTATCAGTAACAAGTTTTCGTTTCGCCCATGTATCCGAAATCCATGTCCATATTGCATTCAGTTTTACATTTTTAGCTAACCATCCTATGGTATCTTTCATCAATGTAAAAGCCGGAACCAGATCACTTACCGTGGACATGGTTTGTACCAAAATATCAATGTACGGATAGGTTTCGCCTGCCAGGTTAAAAAAACCTATTTTCAGGTTATCAACAAAAGCGGTCATCCGCTTCATTTTTTCGGAGGTAGTTTCCATCACTATACCGGCCTGCTCCTGTGCCGTATTAGTACCCTGAATAGCTACTGTGTACTGATCCATCAGGGTAGTTCCCGAAATTAAACCAGTGGCGGCATTCACGTTTTCCAGCGCAAAAATCTTACTCATCAGGGCGGTATCCTGCAGCACCGGTTTAAGCATATTTAAACGCTGCGACAGCGTTAAACTCTTATCGCCAAGCTGATTTACATCAATTCCTGCGGCATTCAAACCTTCAATGGCATCTTTCGACATAAACCTGCCTTCCGACATCTTCATCATAACGTTGCGAAGGGCAACTCCACCCTCAGCGCCTCTTTTGCCTGCTTTGTCAAGTACCTGAATTGCTGCATTGGTTTCGGCAAACGAAACACCAGCCATTTTTGCAGCCATGCCTGAGTTCTCCAAAGCCATTGCAATATCAGGCAACTCTGCCGAGCCTTCTTTGGCTGCGGCAGCCATAATGTTCATCATGTCGGCCATTGTTTTTGATGCCGAAGTAGGGTCGTCCAGCGAAACCTGGAACTGGTTCATGGCGGTAGTAAGAACGTTGGCAGCCGCCACGCTGTCGCCACCCATAGTTTTCGATAATGTCGAAACCGAATCGCCCATTGCTGCTAATGCTGTGGGAACGTTAGCAATGTCAGGACCTAATTTTGAAAGTATTAATTTGTATGCCTCAACACTTTGCGCCGCACTGCCTCCGAAAGTTTTGGCAGCTTTGCGTGCATAGCCTTCTATTTCGTTTAATTTTTCACCAGTGGCTCCGGTAATTGCCGAAAGGTCGGCCAGTGATGTTTCTAACTCAATACCAGGCTTCATAATGTTGGCAAAACCCTGCCCAACGCCTTCTATGGCATGTTTTACAGCATCTAATTTTAAAAACGATGCCCCAAATTTATCACACACACTTTGCGTGCGCGAAATAGTTTTTTGTAGTTTTGTCGCTGAATCAGTAACATTATCAATAATTGCGTTTCCGTTACTGTCAAATACAATACTATAATTTATGCTTTGGGCGCTCATCGGTTCGTTAATCTGCTTTTTTGGTATGTTTGGTTTTGGCCTTACTACTAATATTTATGGCGATTTTTTAAGAACTTCAAAAAAAAACAACGACATAATTTCGCTCATAACTGGCGTTTTGTTATCCGTTGTTGTTTTTTGCGCTTCCTAACTATTTATTTCCCCTTGCCTCTTCATTCCTTATCCACTCCAGTTCCTTAATGCGCATCGCCCAATCGTCATCCGTGAGGCTATCGGGGTCGGGGATGTGGAAATAATATCGTAGTTGGGCGTTTATCTTGCGTATCCACTCCCCTTCGCCTACCCCCGAAGCCTCTACAAGTTTACCAGTTCAGCTTCTTTTATGTTGATGAGTCCGGCTAATTTACCGCTCACACTCAAAAACATGTCATCGTCTTTCTTAATCTCTTCCGAACCGCCCAACCAGCAATTCGCAAGCAGCACCTCGTTAAATTTAAGCGGGTCTTTAGTCCCTGCTATCGAGGCATACGACAACATTTTCCGGTTTGGCTTCCGCACATACCCAATGTGCCCGTCAACTATCAGCGCCCAAACCAGTCCGTATTTCTTCTTCCATATTTCAATCTGCTCAGGCGTTGCCTGTCCAATCAATTCCTCTTTTTCTTCTGACATGATTTTTTTTACTTTTAAGTTAATAATTGCAGAGCGCATAGTGCATAGCGCATAGCGGTTCGCTCTGCGCTCTGCGCTTTGCGCTTTGCGCCTAAACCACCGCGTGCATCAGCCTGAGCGCGATAAATGGCAGCGTTACTTCCATGTTTTTGTCGCCCTGTTTCATTTCTTTTGCGCTTTCGGTAAACATGCAGTGAGTAAGCCTGTCGGTAATCATTACATCGCCCAGGCTTGGGTTGCCGTAGCTAACCACAATATCCATTATGATGTTGAGCACCGAGCCTAAGCCCGTTGCTATCAGCGTCTCCAAATCGCTTTGGAGTATCGTAAGCTCCCCTTCAACCGTATGATTTCCGGTTTGAATGCTGTGCGGATAACGCCCCTTTGCGTGCAAGGCTTCGCGTTCAATTTTTTCGGAGTATTTTACTCCCCTCAGTCCCACCAGGTCAAGCCCTCCGGCTATCACCGTAATGTCTGCAAATTCATACTGTCTGCTATCCATGATATTTTTGTTTTTGTTAGTTTAAAAATTGCAAAGTGCAGAGCGCACAGCGCAGAGCGAAACACTATGCGCTTTGCGCTATGCGCTATGCTTTTAAGTTGTTACCGTTTGAAATCCCAGGTTTACGTCAATCCACCGTGCATAGCCAAACGGCCTCACACGTACCTGTACGATTACCTTCGATGTGGATACCACGTTTTGCGCCGGGTCGATGTAGCACCTTACGCCTCTGTCCGAAGGTTTGGCAATGTCTGCCGAAAGTTCGCCATTGGCAGTCATGCTCAGGGCAATGGCGTTTTCTACGTCGCCCTGCCAGGCTTTAATTACCGAAGCCTGCATGGTGCCGTCTTCGTTCACATAAATTTCGTCCAACAGCTTTTCAATCATCACGCCGTAGGCAATCCGGTAAACCTTGTCAATGGTGCGCCTGGCTGTAATGTGAGCATAGTCATCGGTAGCCAAAGTCGCAAGCGGATCATCGCAAAAGAAGAAACCACCCTTGCCCGATATGGTGCGCAAGGTGATGTACCCTTTGGCGTGCCATCCTGAATAATCGGCTTGTTCGATGGATGTGTCTTTAATAAAAGCTGTAGTTGATGCAATGGCTCCGTCTTTTACACGGCCAATATTCCGGTGTACGGGAGAACCGGCAATTTTTCCGGCTAAAATACCCATTGCAGCATTTACCAGGGCTGTTCCTGCCGACACGGTATCGCCAACCATTACACCCACGCGGTTAAGGCTAAGTGTAGATAAATCGGTAGCATCCGAAGCTGTTCCCGTGCAGTCGCGTCCCTCGATAATACAAAATATAGGGGGCGTTTCGGCTCCGTTTTTTGCCATTACCTGTGCTGCCGTGTAGGCGGTCGGAACATCTGGGTCGAATCCGGCTGCCGGTGTACTGGCTGCCGTTGGGGTGCGACAAACAAACAATCCCCTTATTTCGCCGTTGGCATCCTTGCGGAGCTTGTGCGCGTAAGTTAATGTGCCATCAGTAACCATCTGTGTCATGGTTACCGTGTTGACTAATCCCATAAACCAAACCCGCGTACCCGATTGAGCGTGATTGTAAAAATCGGTAAAGAATTTTACAATAGGGGCATTATTTCCTACTTTAATCCCATATTTGGTTTCCAGGTCGGCAAACTTATCAATGTAGCACGATGTGCCGAGTGTAAACGCGGGGGGGGCTGTTACAGCTACACCGGTTAATATAACGCCCATGCAGCCATCGGCGCTCGGAACTACCGTACCCAATGCGCCGTTGCTGAATGCAATACTTACTTTTGGAAGTGTGAGTGCCATTATTCTGTTTGTTTATTAATGATTAATATTTCGTGATTTCCGAGGTTGTGAGCCTGGTTGGCTGCCCCCTCTTTTGTAATAAAAAGCATCCCATCGCTGGTGGCATAAAGCACATCAACGGTGTACCTGGTAAACACCTCGTTTGCCTTTTCGCGCAATTCGCTCCCCTCCTTATTCCCCTCCTTATTCCCCCCTTCCAGGGGGGCAGGGGGGTTAGGCCGGGGGTGGTCATTCATTTCTTTATTCTTACTCATTATTCATTATTTGTTTGGTTATTTTGTCTTTTTCCTTGCTCCCGGTGGAGCTGCCAAAATAGAAGTTGTAAATAGTGCCAAATATGATGGAGATTACTACCCCAAGTATCGTATCGGCAAAACGTTGGTTCTGCGCCGGGATGGTTAAAAATGTGATAACAAAAATGTAAGCAAAGCCCAACAGCAGGCTGCCTGCCGTTAACCAGTAAATAAACCTTTTACTAAAAACATCTTCCTGCCCAAGAGCAGTCTTTTGCATGTCGCGGGCATCGGCAACATCGGCAAGGTAAAGCTTAAGTTCTTCGTTTTCGTATTGTGCAAGCAGCTCATCAAACCGTTTCTGGTCTTCTCCGCTCACCTGTAACTCGTGGTCGAACAGCGATGCCAGTACTTTAACCGGTGGAAAAGCATCGCCAACCGTTTCCAGCACCGCCGGGGCTACCTTGCCCAGGAACCCGCCTATTTTAGTGTCTTTAAAAGCCTTTTTCATGTTCTTTCAATTAACTTTAAATACTCTAAGTACTCCTAACTCCTACCTTTTTTTAATCGCCTTCCTAATTTGACAAACCAGGTAAACACTGGTTAACAGCCCCACCATTATGGCAAGGCCTTCGTTTATACCGTGCATCGTCACTGTGGCATTTATAAATGTCACCACTCCGCCCATCGCTGTATTTACTGCTGTTTTGAATATTTCCATTCTGGTTTTTTAAAAAAACGAAACCTGCCTCCGAGCCCGAAGGCAGGGTTTCGTTATCCGATTATGAAAACTTACTTTTTACGCTGCTTTTACAGTTACAATTCCACCGGCAAATTTGTACTGTGCGCGCATGGTTTCTACCAAAGCCCTTACCTGGAAACCGATAACATCACCACGCTCGGTGGGTGAGTGCTCGTTAATGTACATGTCTGCCTCGCCAATGGCTTTGAATGCCTCTTGTTTGTGGAAAAACACCGAAGCCAGGCCATGCGATGCTGCTGCATACGCAGTAGTAAGTGCTATTTTTGCACCTATGGTTGCGATAACTGATGCAGCATAATAAGGAGTGCCGTTAAAACGGTACAATTTGAAATCAAAAACCTGTCCGCTTTGAATTACCATCTTGTAAAGCGCCAAATCTTCTAACATCAAATCGGCTAAGTGCTGTGGGTTAAATACCGCTACCCTGCCTTCGCGTGGAATATCCAGGGTGTCGAGTTCTTTCTGCATGTCAAGCACATCAGAAAATTTTAAGCGCTTTTTGGATATACCATCCGTGTAAGCCGATCCAGTGGTTGGCATTAAAATCTTTACGCCTGCCGAGTGTGCATCAGGACAAATGTTCCAGGCTGCCGTTGTCGAGATTTTCTTGCGCAACGCATTTTTATGATTAAGTATAATGCTTTGACGTTTGTCGTAAGCAAGCTCCACAGCTTCGGCATTGCGCAAAATCTGATTTGCAGTATCGTATGTTTTCAGCGACTTTGCATTGTCTGTATCAGTTCGCGTTGAACCCGTAGTGAGCGGCCATGAAATATTGTCTTCGATTACCGTTGGCATAGCTCCTGCTTCGCCAATGTGCAGTTTGTTGTTTTCTACAAACGAACTCAAATCCCTCAGTTCGCTCATCCACGATTCGTCTGGAATCAAATTCTCCATCAAATCGCTAATCCATACTTCTTTATTTAAAGCCATTGTTTTTTAGTTGTTTCGGTTAAACACTCATTTTTGTTTTCTTGGCTACCCTTGCTTTGTAATCGGCAAGCAGCGTTTCGTACTTTGCGGGGTCGTTTGCTTTAAGTTCGGCAATGGTTCCTGCTTTGTCGTAGGCTTCGTAGGTCTCGTTTTTGTCGCTGCCATCCAGTGGTTTCACTCCCGCACTAAAACTCCTCTTGGCAGGAATGCTCTCAATAATTTCTTTAGCCTGGTTAAAGTCGGCTTCGGCAAGTTTTACAAACGAGGCCTTTTTGTCAGCCGTAAGGCGTCCTTCTTTTATGGCGGCATCCACCAGGCCAATGGCTTGGTTTGTAAGGTAGGTTTTCAGTTCGGTTTCGGCCTTGTCCTTTTGCTCCTGCAAAAGGTCTTTGGCTGCTACCAACTCCATCACAGCAGCATTAAGCGTGGTAATGTCCACCTCTTTGGCAACATCCAACGCTTTTGCCGCCTCGGCGGTCAGTTTAATTACATCCATGTTTGTTTCGGTTTGTTTATTAATATTCAAAATTTCGTTTATCGAAAGTTTAATATCTTCGGTTGCCATCAGTTCGCCCTTGCCATTGTACAGGCGCAGGCTGTTGGCATTGCTTGGCACGCTCACTATGCTGGCTTCCTGTAGTTCCCAATTGGTAACTACCGGAATACCATCGGTTCCCATTTCGGCTTTTAATATTTGTAAGCCCATCGAAACACCTTTTAAAAATCCTTTTTCTACCTTCTTTTGGATTTTAGAGGCGTTTTCGTCATCATCAAACACAGGGTCGGCCATTAGAAGTGCACCTTCAATTCTCAGGTTTTCCCACTTGCCTGTTACGTCATCGTGTTTGTGATTGTAAAGCATCACGGGGTTGGCCTTAAAACGGTCAAAACTCCCTCCGTCATTCTTCACCCTGAACCCGTACGAGTTCGTTTTGTTTTCGTCATTCAGTACAAAAGCCTTTTCCATAGTTTTACTTTTTTTTTCTTTTCGCTTTGCGCTCTGCCCTCTGCGCTCTGCGCTATGCTATTTTAAGCGCCGCAAACATAACCCACCCCTTTCCATCTTGCAAAAAACCTCCCAACACTTGGGAGGTTTCACCCAAGTATTGGGAGGTTTCTTTTATTTCGACCGGTTTAAATCCAACTTTGCGCAAAAAATAATTAATGAAACAGCGAAAAACCGTTCCACGTAACCCCGAAAAGTTTGAATATGCCTACCTTCTTTTTATGCAGGGTGTGGCGCAGCAGGATATTTGCACCCGTGTGGGCATTGCAGCCCCTACCCTTAAAAACTGGAAAGAAACAGGCGGTTGGGAAGAAAAACGGGCTGCCCGTACCATAAGCATTGACGATTTGATGCAAAAAACCCTTCGCAAAATAAGCCAGATGTTAGACGATAACGACAACTTTTCGGCTGATGCCTTTGCCAAAGCCGTTAATCAGCTCAAAACCCTCAAAACCGGCAATACCATCGATGACGAAATAAATTGCTTTATGGCATTCCAGGACTACCTTATTAAACACCGTCCGCTCAACAAAACCATTACCGACGACCTTATTAAAACCATTATCCGTCTGCAGGACGATTACGTTCAAACCCGATTAGGCCATGCCGGAAAGTAGAAAATCGAAAGAAATCCAAAACCGTTGGAACGAGCGGGTGGCGCTGCTGCTTTCGCAGGAATATGTGCTGCCCGATTCACAGGCCGAACGCGATGCCCGCATTGTAAGGGCACGTAAAGATTACGTCTTTTTTGTAGAAACCTACTTTGGCCATCTTGCCCGCAAAAAATGCGGCAAATTCCAGATTGAAGCCGCCAACTGGCTGCTGCATCACCCCCACACCAGGGCGCTGTTCGAGTGGGCGCGTGGACATGCCAAAAGCTCGCACCTCTCGCTGCTTATTCCGCTCTGGCTCAAAATTCAGGACAAACGAACCCTGAATGTAATGGTTTTGGTAAGCAAAAGCGAAGACATGGCCACCCGTCTGCTGAGCGACCTGCAGGCCGAGCTCACCTATAATAAAGCCTTCATCCGCGATTTTGGACAACAGTTTTCGGCAGGCAACTGGAGCGATGGTGAATTCCGCACCGAAGACGGATGCCTGTTTGTGGCCATCGGTCGCGGTCAATCGCCCCGTGGACTAAAAGACCGCGGACGCCGCCCCGACTACATTGTGGTTGACGACATTGACGATGACGAACTGGTTCGCAACCCTTCACGCGTAAGCCAAACCTTAGACTGGATGCTTACCGCACTGGCCGGAAGTATGGAAATGGGACGCGGCAGATTTGTAATGGTTGGCAACCGCATTGGAAAAGACAGCGTACTATCGCGATACGCCGAAATTCAGAACATTCATCACACTGTGGTAAACGCCCTCGATAAAAAAGGCCTTCCATCGTGGTGCGAAAACTACACCCTGGACGAAATAAACAAAATGCGCCTGTTTGTTGGCGAACGCCGCTTTCAGAAAGAGTACATGAACAACCCCATTAATGAAGGCGCCGTTTTTCAGAAAAAGCACATCCGCTATGGCAAAATGATTGACCTTAAACTATACCGCACACTGATGTGCTACACCGACCCATCGTTTAAGCAATCCTCCACTGCCGACTACAAAGCCACCATATTAGCTGGCAAAACTCCCGAAGGGCAATACCACATCCTGCGCGCTTTTGTTAGCCAAACCAGCGTAAGCGAAATGGTAGCCTGGCACTACACTATTGACCACGATGTGGCCGGACGCGTGCCCGTGTTCTATTTTATGGAGAGCAACTTTTTGCAGGATTTGCTCCTTGACGAATTCCGCAAGGTTGGAAATGCCACTGGTCACCAGATTCCTATCCGTGGCGATGCCCGCAAAAAACCCGATAAGTTTGCCCGCATCGAAGCCATGCAACCCATTTTCGAGAGAGGTTTAATCCTCTTTAACGAAAAAGAACGCCAATCGCCCGGAATGATGCTCCTCGAAGAGCAGCTACTCATGTTCGAGAAAGGCAGCAAAACCCACGACGACGCCCCCGACGCCCTCGAAGGAGCCATCTGGCTACTGGCGCAGCGCACCCGTACATCCAACGCCCATTACCTGTCAGCACCACTCATAAACCGAAAATATTAACCCGCTCTGCGCTCTGCGCTATGCGCTCTGCGCTCTGCAATTAACAAAATAGAAAAACCATGTTTATACTCCCCGATGAATTAAACACAGCCCTCTACGCCTACCAGTTAAACGAAATAACTGAAGAAGACAGCGACATAGCCCAATTGGCTATTGATGCCGCCGTAGAGGAAATGAAAAGCTACCTAAGCCCCAACAGCCAGAGCCGTTGGCGCGATGGCCGCCCCCGTTACGATGTGGCCGCCATTTTTGAAGCCACCGGCACCGACCGCAACCCGCTTATCCTCGAATTGTGCAAAAGCATTGCCGTGTGGTATGTGTGCCGACTGAGCAATGTGGACGTAATACACGAACACGTAAAAGAACGATACAACCGCGCCATCGAATGGCTCGAAAAGGTTGCCGGAGTGGGCAAATATGCCGATGCACCGGCGCTCTCGCCCAACCTGCCACTTATTGCCGAAGACCCCGATAATCCCATTCTACCCATCAGAAGTGGAAGTCACACCAAATTTATTCACGATTTTAACGAAGATTAATCATGGCTGCAAAAAAAACGTCTCAACCCAAAGCCCCCACCATCAAACCACGTATGGATGGCTATGTTACCAAAATAGTACCCAAAAGCATCAGCCGGGCACGCCAGGACATTGCCGCCTGGAAGGCCGCCCTCCGGCAAGCCGAAGCTGCCGACAACCGCCGCCGAACCAAGCTGCAGCACATCTATAACGACATCACCTTAGATGCCCTCCTAAGCTCGCAGATTGCAAACCGCAAAATGCTCACAATGGGTGCGCCATTCAGCATTAAAACAGCCACCGGCGAAGTGGACGAGGCTTACACCGATTTGCTGCAAAAAAGCATCTGGATTAATAAGATTATGGGGCACATTATCGACAGTATCTTTTACGGAACCACCCTGGTGGAACTCCTTGCCGAAAACGACACCCTGAAACCGGTACTCATCCCCAGGCAAAACATAATACCCGAAACCGGAACCCTGGTGTTTGACGAAACCGAAACAAAAGGCATCGATTACCGCAAAGCCCGCGAATACGGAATCTGGCTGTTAGAGTTTGGCGAACCTACCAATTTTGGAATCCTCAACAACGCCGTCCCCCACGTACTTTTCAAGCGTTTTGCCCAAAGCTGTTGGAGCGAGTTAGCCGAAATTTACGGCATCCCACCACGCGTACTCAAAACCAACACACAAGACCCCGTAATGCTTGGCCGCGCCGAAACCATGATGCGCGACATGGGCGCAGCTTCGTGGTTCATCATTGACGAAACCGAACAGTTTGAATTTGCCAAAGACGCCACCAACCTTACAGGCGATGTCTATAACAACCTCATAAACCTGTGCAACAACGAGGTTTCGATGCTCATTTCGGGAGCAGTCATAGGCCAGGACACCGTTAACGGCAACCGCAGCAAAGAGGAATCGAGTATGAAAATGCTTTATACCCTCATGGAATCGGACATGCGCCTGGTCGAAAGCTACATAAACAACCTGGTGATGAAAGCGCTGTTTCAGATTGGGCTTATTCCTGATGGCCTGCAGTTTACCTTCGACCCGCAGGAAGACATACCCCAACTCTGGACTATGACCAAAGAAGTACTACCCTTTATGGAAGTTGACCCCGAATGGATTAAACTCAAATTTGGCATCGAAGTTACCGGCACCAAAACACAGGCGGCCACCAATTCCCCTCCTTCGGAGGGGGCAGGGGGTGGAAAAGGAGAACTTGGTTTTTTCGATTAAGCCACGCGGGGCGTGGCAGCCAGTACTTTAAAGCCTTTCATCAGACCACTCTTGCTCAATACCAGTTAACACCATCAGAATTAGCAACGGGTAGCACTTCCCCTCCTTTGGAGGGGGCAGGGGGTGGTAATTCACCCCTCAAAGGGGGGCAGGGGGGTATTTTCTCCGCCGCCAGTAAAGCCTTCAAAAAGGTTTACCAGCACGGCTACAAGCCAGACGACCTTTTTACAGTACCGGAATATACCAACCTGATAACCGAAACAAAAGCAGCCTTCGATCCGGCTATTGAATATGTGCAAAGCGATGTGCTCAAATCGTATCTCGACCAGGATGCCTTTGTTTTTTCAGGACTTAAAGCACATAAAGAACTTACCAATGCCCGTGCATTGCTCAAAGACGAAAACGGAAACATCCGCCCCTGGAACCAGTTTGAGCAGGCAATACTAAAGCTCAACAACACCTACAACAGGCTGTACCTTGAAGCTGAATACGAATTTGCAGTTCACTCGGCGCAAAGCGCCGACCGGTGGAGCAGCCTCAACGATGATACCAACCGATACTGGCTGCAATACCGAACCGCACAGGATAAGCGGGTTCGTGAAAATCACCAGATACTGGCAGGTACAACCCTGCCCAAAGACGACCCCTTTTGGGACGAGTATTATCCGCCAAACGGATGGCGTTGCCGATGCGTGGCTGTGGAAGTATTGGCCCGCAACAATACCAAAAGCAACAGCGCCGAAGCCATTAAAAAAGGAATGGAAGCCACCACCAGCCTCAGCAAGTCGGGAACCAACAAACTGGCTATGTTCCGCTTCAATCCGGGTAAGGAACAAAAGCTATTTCCACCCAAAAACAGCTACATGCCCCGTGGCTGTGGTGGCACACTCAACATTACCGATTCCGTGTTCCTGGCTCTGGACGATGAAGCGTGCAGGGCTAAAAAACTGATTGAGGAGAAAGCTGAAAAATACTACAAGCCTTATGTAAAAAAAACTTTGAAGACATACAAAAATGGCGGTGTTATTTCCAGTTCAAACCTGGTCAATATAAAGTCTGGTGATTACGATAGAATCTATGCTTGTTGTAAGCATTTCGCAAAACAAGGAGAAGATACCGAGATACTTCCAAAATTCAGCGCCACTTTAAAGAATGAAAATTACAAAAAGATTTACAAAAACCTGAATGAGACACCGTTTTATGGAAAATGTCCTGATTTTAGAGTAGGTAACATATTCTATGAACATGAAGGTTTTGATTCAATAACTCACTCCATTTCAAATATGTTCAGAAGGGGGCTGAAACAATCAAGCCGTTTGATAATTGATGATGATGGTTCAACTATGCGTCATGTTAAAAAGGTTATTCATCAACGAATTAAAGAAGGGCAAATTATAGATGAAGTATGGGTATTAAGAAATGATATGACATTGAAGTTGGCCTATAAAAGCGAAAACCCCACTTACTAAAGTGAGGCTACACCATCGTCGAATCCGCAGAATCGCCGACACAAAAATACTATTAAACCAACGCAAAAAGCAAATTTTTTAATAAATATTTTATGAAACATACAGAAGAAATTTTAATCAGGCTTACTTATGATGACGTAACCGGGTCACCGTTTAACAACAAAATGCAACAAACATTTAAAAATAATTTTAAAATGAACAGAAAAAAGAAAAAAAGAAACCGTATGGTGATAAGCATCGAAAGCCCCACCATAAACTTAAACATGACCGAAACCGGCATTAAATCGGTTAAAAACCTAAATGAACAAATTGAAAAAGTGCTTATTCAGGCTCTTGAGGGTGCAAAGAATAATTAAATCTTCCTCCGTGGCCTCCGTGCCTCCGTGGTAAAATAACAACAAACTTTTAATAATAATTTTAAAATGAAAACGACAACAATACTGCATACCATGCCAGCGCAACAATTGATGCGGCAAAGCAAACATAAGCTGCTGTTTGGCAAATTGAAAAGATTTTTAGGGGTTTCACAAAAACAGGTTCAGCCGCTCGACCATCGCGAACCGCTTCTATGGACGATGATACATAACGCTCCTTCGCACGCTGTACATAATGTAGTTCAGCATATAGGCTTATTGCAGCAGTTAGGATGCTCAACGACAGTAAAACTGATATTGTCGCAAACACCCAACGTAATAGGATACTGGCATCGTTGTTTCCATGAAGAGAAACTAATATTCCAAGCAAAGATGATGCTACAAGTAACAGATGATGAAGCAGCGTTGTTTTCAGTTTTTGGATATGAAGATTAATGCCTGTCAACTTTTTCGAATAGTTCTTAAAATTGTAATTAATTTCCATACTGTTGATTTTTAAATTTTTTAATAAATATTTTATGAAATTCATATTAGCCTTCGATTTTCAGGACGACAACGGCAAAAGCCTCATCCCCGCTAACGGTGTTAATGCCATCGAAATGCAAACGCCTGATGGCGATATTACCACCGAAGATGCTTTTTCGGTTTACTTAGAAATGGTTGATTTTATATCTTCCAGGTTACATCTGTCAGAGTTTACGGCTCATCTGTTTTATCAAACTCCGGGTACAGTTTCAATGGGACTCTGTAAAAATATGTCTCATAAAGTTGTTGAGCGGCCTTTTCAATATTGGGTTGGCCGCAAACAAATTCAAGAACCTGACAATAACCATTAAAAAACCTTTCAACACTCATGTTAACCTCAATTGTATGTTCAGGATGTTTGTTTTGCAATTCCTGTAAGGCTATCCAGAAATTACGATTTTCCTGGTCGGCTTTTACTTGCGACTGCCCTGTAAACATCATTCGTTCATAATTGTAATTAATTTTCATACTGTTGATTTTTAAATTTTAAGCGGTAAAAATATGAATAATACCTTTTTTAAAGACTTTTTAAAAGACGTTTTAAACGACGTTAAAACGGAGTTGATGGACGAGTTCGACCGCAACTTTGAACGGAAGGTTTTTTTTGATAAACCCTGGAATGAAAAAACCAAATTTCCAAATAAACGCGGCTCACTTATGATGCGCACCGGCAAGCTCCGCCGAAGCCTCCGGGCAAGGGTGTCAGGCAACGCCATCAGCTTCACCAGTTCCATGCCTTACGCCGCCATACACAACGAAGGCGGAACCATTACCGTTACTGCTAAAATGAAACGATACTTTTGGGCTATGTACCGTCAGGCGGCAGGCGCAATTACCTACTCTGTTAAAAATAAGGCAATGGCAAACACAAAACGCAACACCGCCCTTACTGCCGAAGCCGAACGATTTAAAGCAATGGCCTTAAAACCCGTTGGCAGCAAAATTAAAATCGAACAACGCCAATTCATCGGCCACCATCCACAGGTTGACACCATCGTCAAAACCGTAGTTGACGCCAACATGCGCGAAATAGAAAAACAAATAACCAGCAAATTCAAAAAATAAACCCGCTCTGCGCTTTGCGCTCTGCACTATGCACTA